CAATGCGATCTTTCAAAAGATTTGAAGAAGTTTTAGGCTGGTGATATTTACCGTCATCGTCGCGATAGCCGCCCTTAATGACTTTTTCTTCTTTAACTTTTAATGTTTTGTCATAAGCCTTTGCAGACTCATCGCCTTCGTACGATGCTGTCTTAGGATCTTTTCTTTGTGGAACCCCTTTGAACAGGTGTTCCTGGTCGGTAACACCTGGAACTAAGTTTGCATAGTCGGGATTATGAAGAGCCTTAAAGTTCTTCTCACCCTGAGAAAGAGGCTCTTGAACTTCGGTGATATTTTTCTTTAGTTTGTCATAGAGCGTCATCTGATTATTCTTCCTGATTTACGTCTTCTGCGGTTTCTTCATCAGAGGAATCTTCACCTGTAGTAGCCCCAAACATGCTAGCTGAAACGTCAGCAGTAATCGCAGTGATAGCCTGTTGCGACCTTTCAATCATTGCTGCATCAACAGCAGCTTTGAGTGCGATAGCATCTTTAGTGAATGCCGAGTGAAAAATATCAGATACTTCAGTCATAATTTCCTCCAAAATCTACAAAGTATTTATAAAAAATTAGTACTGTTCGCCAGTACCTGGAATGTTTGGCTTATTAGCAATAGGTGGTGGTGGAGCAGGTTGTCCCGGATCTGTTGGTGGCATCAACGGAACTTTTTCTTGTTCCATTTCATCCATCATATCGGAAATTTCCTGTTCATTCATCTTTAAGACATTCTTGCGAATCCAAATGTCTGAGTAGTACCTACCGATATAAGGCATTAATTGGTTCAGAATATTGATCCTACCTTGAATGACTTCAGCATTTTTGAACTCTTCAAAGTGATTGTCTTTAGTATAATCAAAGGTGATCTGTTGCTGAAGAGACGACCAATCTTCTTCTGAACAAATTCCTTTAAGAACTAATTGCTTCTTGAGCGCTTCCAAGAATAACATCGAGAATCTGCGGCGAAGACGTCCAACAAACTTAGTGAACTTGACTTCGTCTCTCGAGATCTCAGAAGAGCGACCCAATACGTTTGCTGTCTCAGTATTCAATCTTGACACTGGAATATTAAGAGAGCGAAATAATTTCATCTGAAAGTATTCAACATCTTCCATCTTACCAAGGTTCTGACCAGACGGAAGCGTAGTAATTTCAGTACCGCGATTACCTTCACGGCGTGGAAGCCAGTAATCTTCTAGCATCGTCATGAACTTTCGGTCATCACGAACCTCACCAGTAACAGCGTCATAGACTAACCGATTCTTGTGACGAACCATCATGTCTCTGAGATATTGTTCTGCTTTAAGTTTAGGTAGGTTACCAACGTCAATATAGAAAATACGCCGTTCAGGAGCACGAGAAATACGATAGATGACAGTAGCATCTTCAAGCGTTCTTAACTGATTTATAGGCTTAATCGCTTTTTGCAGATAAGAGTAAACCATCTGGTTATTCTTATCCATAAGACCGGATGTAACGTGGATTATAGAATCTGTTGCAATTCTCAATCCGCCAGTCGAGTTATTATCTTGCGCCATCCCAGCATTTCCTGGAGACACTTGAAAAGAGCGATCAGAATAAACAAAGTATTCTCTTTTCGTCTTTTGAACGACAATTGGACCTTTAGGTTCTTTCTTGACTTCGCGAACTTTACGAATCTTGCGAGGATCTAGATAGCGTATCTCTTGGATGCCTTCGCGGGGCGCCTTTTCATCGATGATCGCATGATAGTATAGACGGCCATCTACGTACCAGCGTTTAAAGATCTCATAAGCTTCATTATTGAAGTTAAAGAGTCTGAGAATAACTTTAAACTCTTCGCGGATCCGATTCTTTACGTCATCACCGTATTCTATTTTTTCAAGATTTATTTCTACGACTTCATTTGAGTCTGTATCAATGGCTTCGTTGACGATGTCATCAACTGCCTTTTCAATCTCAGCTTCAAGCGAGATCTCTCTGTATTTAGAAACAAGTTCAGCCTCAGTTCTTGCCGTCCCATCTAAATCGATGTAGGTACCGTACATGCCTCCTGCGGCTACTACTACGGCACCATCATCTTTTAGTTCTGGGGCAAAAGACTCAAGAGGCTGATCTTCTTTTCGCCTGATTTCAAATCCAAATAATTGCATAATGATTTCCTATGAAATAGCCGTTACAGTATTATTTATAACGGCTTTTCTAGTGTTAAGTAGCGCCGCCGGCATTACCGGTATTGCCACCGATGATCTCGAAGTTATCGTATAAGAAGGTTACGTTAAACTCTTCCAGCTGGTCTTGAGTGTTCCAATCAAGACCGATGTTCGAGACTTCAACCGGGAAGATGCCATTGAATTGATAAATCCTAAGCACTTCGCCAGCTTTACCAAAGTGGGTAACAGAAGCTTGAGACTTATAGAGCGCAGGCGCTCCAGAAGCAAGCTTATTGATGTTACCTTCATAGGCATTAATCGAGTTATTCCATTGTTCCATCGCGTTACGAATTAGGAAGTCTTCATCGTTGATGATAGTGACAGTCCAAGGAGCAAAGGTACGATCTCCGGCCACATAGATCTTGCGGCCGAAGTATGGAACAGCGATGTTACCAATGGTGGAGGCGGGAATTTCCGCCCTCACCGTTAGGAATGGAACCTTGAGATCCGCAATGGGAGCCACTGGGTTCGTTATAGTGACTTGGAACAGTGAAGGCCGAGCGCCACCAAGAGTTAATTGCGACCTGATGTCGTTTATCGAGAAAGCCATTGTTAACCCCTACCTATTAGAATCTACCAACAATTTCGTCAAATTGAACACCTGAGCGTACAGCGACGAAATTAAGTTGGATGAAGTTGATTGAACGAGCCGGCTTGATGTAGATGTCACCCCAGAACTCGTTGCGATCGATACGCTCGGGTGTGTTATTAGTTTCATCGCAGACTACTTTGAAGTCATAGATACCGCGCCGCCCCTTAATGTCCCTGAGATATGGTTCAACTAGGTTGCGGAAAGTAGATCTCGTGAATTCGTCGTTAAATTCAAAGAGTGTAAAATTAGCTGAAGTTGCGATAGCTTTTTCAAGAACGATAAACAAACGCCGTACGTTGATCCTATCAAAAGCTGAAGGTTTACCAAGAAGAGTTTTATCACCATATAAAACAACACCTTCACCAGGAAAGTTAACGACTGGGTTAATGTCAGCTTTATAAATTGCGTCTCTGTCTGCTTTATCTGGATTAAAAGCTAGTCTAACAACGTTCTTAATCTGACCGCGATTGAAACCGGCCGGAGAGAACCATGGGTCTCTAGTATTATCGGTACGAACCATAGTTCCACCAACATCACCATTAAGAGGAATATAACGATAAGTATCGTTGTATCTATCGTACATATACTTGTAACCAGAATCCATCACGGCGTATGAACTATTATGAATAGCATTTCTGAAAGATATAATAGAATCTGCTGGACTGTTACCAGCGAAGTTAACAACTAAACTTCTTTCTGGCGATATAAGAACCATACAGTCTTTGCGAACTTCCGCAATGTTATCGATGATCCAATTAGCAAGTCCTTCACCAACAGTACCGTATTGATTCTTACCACTAAGAATTAGAGATATATCGACTAGTTCAGTTTTCGCAAACTTTGCATACGCAGAAGCCATGTTAGCAAGAGTCTGAGTGCTTTCAGTTACACCATCATATCCATCGCGGAATGACTGAGTGTATGGTCCAACTGTGATTGCTGTCATGTTAGCAGCGGTGTTTGAAGTTACACCAGATCTTGCGTTCGCGTAAAAAACATACCGAGAGTTATCATTGATGACAGTCTGATAGAAGTTTGTAGCGCCATTTTCAGTTTTTGCATCAGTTGCACGGGAAAGATCTTTCCAAACTTCAAGAACTTGACCAGCACTTCCGGTGAAAACACCATCTTCGTCGACGACAGCAATATGCATCTCATCTCCGGCACCACCAGCCGTTAAAGTAAACGCAGAAGTTCCAGGAGCCGTATCAACAAAGTTGAAGTATTCCCAATACCGTGTAACCGAGTTCGAACTAACGTTCTGAGATAAGTTATAAGTAGTGGCAAGAGAAACGTTTGCCTGAGCGGTGAAAACAGTAGAGTTAGCGGTGACTGAAGGTGCACCTATAGCAGTGATCTTGATGTTCTGAATACCGATAGTGGAGTTACCAGCTGCGATATAGTCACCAACATTTAACTTCCCAACTATGGTGTTTGCCATAGTATTTGCGTTAGTGTTAGCGCTAGATGAAGTAACTACGATCTGAAGAGTGTTACTATTAATCCCGAAACTAAAAGCCGGTATGCTGTCAGTATTACCAGTAATAGAATTTGAGTAAGCGTTTGGAGATTCGCAAGTCGAGATCTTCAATCCATTACCTAGATAACCACCATATTTTGCTACCCAATATACGTTAGCATCGAAACTAGATATTGTGCTATAATCGTCACTGTTCTTGACTAGAACGTTAGCATGAACCGAAGTACTGTTTACAGTAGCTACTGAGTTGTATGTGTTACTAGCAGTGCTACGAACAACATAAAGTTGGTTACCATAAGCTAAGAAGCTTGAAGCTGTAAACCAAGTTTCAAAGTTGTTTGCTGTAGGCTTGCCGAATGTTACGGCGAGTTCATCTTCGCTCGAAATAAGAACTCTTTCGTTAATTGGTCCCCATCTGAAAACACCTGCAATTGCACCTTGCGTAGTTGACACAGAAGGAACAACTGTTGTAAGGTCAATTTCAGAGATGTTGACGCCAGGACTTACTTGAAATGGCATGATTTTCTCCTTTATATCATAAAACTAGAGCAATAAATCTTATTCTTATTTATAAAAAGGCTAGCTTATAAACCAATTATCAAATTCACTACTAGAAACTATAACCGCCTCATCTACGGGCATACCATCGTCTTGGTAACCAAAGGGAGACATATTCTCTTCTATCTGTCTTTCATTTTCTTCAAGGATTTTTTGACGAACGTCGGTATCTGATAACTGTTTAAAGTACTCTTGGCTAACCATCCATGAGAATAATACTAGACACATGACTAAATCGTCATGGTGACCTTCTTCTGCATTATAAGAAGTTCTATCAGCTACATAAGTAGAAAGTTGTTGTATGATGTTAAAGTCGTTGAGTTTAATTTTATGAGACTCAACCATTGACTTAAGGTTTGTACACCCTATTCTTTTAGTAAGTTTAGTGGTTTTCATGCCTAAGCGACTCTGAGACCCGCCGGATCCAAGAGAAACACCTTTTCTGCCGCCAACCTGCGTAGTAACTACGTTTTCATATTCGAGATCTTGGTGAAGAATATTAACTACTTGAGATCCTATATTGGTTTCAATTAATACCCAAGCTTCATTAAAGTACTTAGCAACATTCATAATAAGAGTTGGGAACAAAAGTTCCGAAATACTGGAATTCTGATAAGTAGCAACTACTTCGTAAGGAACAGTAGTAACATCTATTATTGTAAATGCTGAACTATCCTGCCCAAGCCCTTCAGCTAAGTCAACTGTCATAAAGTATTGGTGATCTTTCTTTGGATCTGTAAATACGTTAACACCGAGTTGAATTGTAGACGGCGGAAAGAATACTAACTTTGACAAAATAGATGGATGAATAAGCGTATTAGACGATCCAAGAAACTCACACTCAAATTCCTGACGGAATTGATCGATTGAAGTGTTCTTAATCATCAACTCTTTCCAGACTTCATCACGACCTGGAACGTCTGACCAATGAACGTCTACTCTGGCATAGGTGTTTCTATCTTGTTCAGAATCCATCCATATCTTATAGAAAAGATCCATACCATTTGGAGTTGAAGTGATGATGAGCTTTGTAGTTTCACCCGATGAAATCGTTGGAAAGACTGAAGCAAAGAACTGGTCTTGAATGTTACGAGGAACGAACGCAAATTCGTCTAAGTAAATCAGATTGTATGATTGACCACGAACGGCCGTTGATGACGTAGAAGAAGCAAAAATCTTAGAACCATTTTCGAGTTCAATGCTTCCTTTATTCCATTCAATGATTCCTTGCTGCATCCATTTTGGAAGCCATTCGTAAGCTAATTGAACTCTTGATAAGATCTCACGCGCTTGTCTCTCTTTGTTTGCGAGGACTGCGGTGTTATAGTTTTCATTAAATAATGCTTTGTGTAAAAGATATCCTACAACACCCGTGGTTTTACCAACTTGTCGAGGCATTTTGCATATCGTATATCGATTTTCGTCGAACACGTCAAACATTTTAACTTGATACTTATAAGGCTGAAAGTCTATCAGACCCCGATCAACGTTAACAATCTTAACGTACTTGGCGCAAAAATATTCAACATCTCTAGCACACTTTAGATATTCTTGAACTTGATCCGCGGTGAAGGGGATCTTCACATCACGTCTCTTTAAGTTCTTATTACCTAAATAAATCTCACTCATTGGTCTTTGTCGTTCTTTATCATCTTCAAGAGTTCGGCTGAAGTTAAGATCAAATTATTGTTTATTGTTTTAGGGCCACCATCATCATCTTTAGCCTGAAGTTCTTTTTGCTTCTTTGCTAAGTCAAGAAGATCTTTATTCGCATCAACCATCGTCTTCAAAAGATTAGTAACGACTTCAAAAGCTCTAGGAGATTCCGATTGTTTAGCAACATCGAAGATCTCTTCTAAAGCATCGTTTCCTTTATTGATTAAACTATAGAGATTACCCCGCGCGAACTCATAATCGTCCGACGACGTATTTGGAGCTAAACCCATCGTTTTTATTCTTGGAAGTTCAGGAAGATTTAAACTCTGCCCGATCACGTCTCTTCTATCAGCCACTTGGGAAATCCGTTGTTGTTATGATGTAATCAAAATTATCAGTTTCATCAATCGAAGTATATGCTATAGAATCTCCAATGACAGTAGTAGGATTTCCATTTGCATCAAGCCCAGGTTGAGTTACTATGCTTTGAAGCGCTAAGTTAGCAGTCATAGGAGCGTAAGACTTGACTGTAGCAATTTTAATCTGTTTTGCGTTTGTAACGGGACCATAAAGATAAGCTTTCATCGTGAAAGTCATAGTCCAAATTAAAGCTCTGCGCTGAGTAAAGTCACCCGAATAAAGATCTTCTATACTAACTGATCCAATCACAATTGGAATATCAGTAGTTTTCGGAAAGTCTGCTAGAAGTTGCGCTGAGATAGTCCATTCTGGAGTGAAGTATGGAAGAATCTGTTCAACAATCCTAGTCGCGTCTTCAGTCTGTTTAGCCATAATAGACATAGTGAATTCTATGTCATATGGAACCGGTGAATATACTTTCTTTAGAACGCTATTTCCACTAACGTTTTGATTCGTATATAATGGAATAGTAGTCTGAAGTTTTCTTTCGCTAGCATACCGTATTCCAGTTATTTCGAAACCAATCCTAGGAAGGATTGCCGCAGCGTCAACAATACCAGTGGGATTAGCATCTACACGAGCTAAAAACTTTTCGCGTGGTCCATAAGCTATCGGAACTTTTAATGTTAAAGCAACTGTTCCATCAGAATTTAATTTTTCAACTCTGATGTTATTAAATAGAGTGCCGAATATAACTACGTACTTGCGAAGTAATGAGTGATAAAAAGGAACTGAAAGCATTACGTCCTGTTGCCCCCTGCCTTTTCGCTGAATGGATCAAACTCAGTAAAGTCTATGAATTCTAGGCCTTCAGTTTCAAAAATCTGATTTTCGGCTTGAATATCTATATTTTCGACTTTATAACTTTCAAGTATGATACGCTCGCCGTATTGCGTGATAATAACATTTCCATTTTCAGCAAGAATATTATAGGCATCTGATGCCAAGGAAAGCGCGTTATACTTATTGTCAATCTCAGTAATGCCAGTATTGAAAATTTCGCTGTTTGTTTCGTAAAGCTCAACAGTTAAATCATAAGTCTGAAGTGCACCAAGTTGATAGAATATGGGTTTAACGTCAGCTTTCTTAATCTGGAATACTGATTTAGTAAGTGGGAACCAAATAAGATCGCCTTCATTAGGACGAATCTCTGAATTATAATTTCCAACTTCAGCTAAGAACGTTCTTTGCGCCATAGTCAAGACCATTTGATCTTGAACTTGTATACCAAACTTCGAAAGAAATTCACCGTCGCCAGTAAATCCATCAACGTTTCTGATATAAGCTTCAATCAAATAAGCCGAATTATATGAATAAGTTGAACCTTCTCTAAAAACTGCATCTTTATTATTTACAGTCCTAGGAATGTAATATACGTCAATGCCATAGATCCTAATCGTTTCAATGATTAGGTCTTCAATAAGATTCTGTTCGGCAGAAGAATTGAAGTTATTAAAGAAGAGCGAAGTTGCCATAAATTACCCGATCATGTCATAAGACGGAAGTGAATAAGATACAGCCATCTCATTCTCGAGTTTTTCTATTTCATCGTGAGAATCGTTATAAATCTTTTCGCCATTAAATGTAACGCCGCCGGGAAGTTGCAAACCATTAAACTTGGTTAGGTTAGTTCCCCATTGCTTCTTAATTAGTGCTGATGCATATCTTTGGAGCCAACGATCGTTCCATACGTCAGTATACTTAGCTGGATCAACAATCTGATATGCTTCGACTAATAGGTATTGACCAACTTGAATCTTATCCCAATTAACATCAATGTATAAACGATTCGTATTTCTATTGTAGCGAATTGGTTGTTTACCAACAAGTAATTGCTCAAGCAATTGAATATGCTGGAACGCCATGTAATAGGGAACCATTGACTGATAAGTAAGACTATACAAATCGTTAAGTGCGATCTGATAACGAATGTTGAATATGTTATTTGTCGCGATGTAATCGCCAATATCAAATATGTTCACGACACCAATTATGTTTTGGGGAATCGTTACGTATCCGCCTTTAAAAGCTTCAACGCTAGCTCCAGAACCAGTGCTGGTTGTGATAGTTACGTTTGGATCGAGTCTATACCCAGATCCAACAGCTGTTACAGTAATTGCACTAATTGTACCATTCGCATAAGTTCTAAGCGTTGCAGTAGCTGATGCACCAGTAGTATCACCAGTCGTAGCAGTAATCGTGACCGTATCATTATTTGAATACGCTGTACCGCCATCATAAACTTTGATTTCTTTTACGGCGTCTGGAAAGTCACTGGCTTGGAATATGTAACTATAGAATTGTTTCTCTGTACCATCAAAGTGATAATCGTAATAATACTTCAAAGCTTCGTCAATGCGGTCTTCTACTTGATCATCATCTACGTTAATCTCGATGACGGGCTTGCCAAGTTTACGCAAGCAATATTCTTTAAATTGGTCTCGTGTAGTTAAAGTGGCCATTATAAATTCCTTATTTTAGATATTTATAATCAACCGTAGCAGTTTACATTCCCACTTCCAGCAGAAGCAGAAGGAGCGCAATGCGCGCCACCGGGAACCGGACACAGAGCGTCAGGATCCGCCGGATCTCCAACAACTACTACTGCAAGATTGTTTATTTTAATAGTGGAGGCAGACGGATTTAATCCACCCCCACCATCAGTATTTACATCATTATCTACTGCCCATAGAAGGTTATTAATTCGAACTGTAGTTTGACCAGATACTATCGTAGTCGCACCACAAGCTCGAGCGTCACCATGTCTATGAGCAGCTGTCAAATTAGACCTTCAGGATTTTCTTGAATTCGCTAGTATGCTTCTTACGATCTTCAAGGCCAATAGTTCCACCATTGATCTTTTTGGTGACCGCCGTAACGTCATCTTTATCAGCTAGAGCATTAAGACCATTCTTGTGCCAGAACCAGGCTGCTGATTCAATAGCTCCAGATGGAGTTGAGAGATAAGCAACAGCTTCGTCAATATTCACGCCGGAATCAGCTGCGAACCCAGAATAATTGCTTTTTCCTGTAAGTTGGATAAGTCCGCGACCGCGAAACTTATAGCCGTCACCAGAAGCAGTATCACCATTACCCATTCTCGAGGCGTAAACAACGTTCGCAATTTTTTCAGGCTTTCTAGCATATTCGTTCGGGTCCTTATCTTTGAAGTACTTTGGGAAGATCTTTGTAAGACCCTCGGCTGAATAGTTAAGATTTTCTTCAATCACACGGAAGCCGCCCGATTCATGTGCAGTCTGAGCAAGAAAGTGAGCAAGACGCAAACCCGAAATATCATATTTGCTTTCAAGAGTTTTAAAGCTTTCGACCAGTGCTTTAACAATTTCTGGTTTTGAATTCGGGTAATCGTGCTTGATTTGTTCTTCTGTAAGCATATTTTTTATCCTTATGACTAATTATCTAGTAACTTGAGGGGTGAGTGTTGCGATACCCTCAACTACACGGGTTACGATACCGGTATTGCTGGTGATCTCGATATCGTAAACGTATCTTCCTGAAGAAAGACTTGTTGTAGAATTCGATGTTAAAGAAATATTTACGTATCCAGTACTATTTCCAGTAGCCGTAAAAGACGTACTGTTAGAGGAAGTATAATGCTTCCTAATTTGTCCGGCTACGGTGTATGTTGAAAGATTAATTGCGCTATTACTTGAATCTTTAACGAGAATTGCATTAGAATAGGTTGAACCCTGATCTATAACAAGATTTAGTTTTATTGACATGGTAACCTCAATTTAGTTTCAAACTATTTATATTTTCAACTAAAAGCTTCGCTTCCATCATATTTAGGCCAATAAAGATAAACTTTAATATCGTTCTTTTCATAGTCTTGATAATAAACGTCCATTTCGCCTTTACTATTGACGCTATCGTGATTGATGCCTAATGCTCGAGCTAATTCAATACTATTATGAAGTTGCAATACATCATTTTCTTCGATGAATTTCTTAATAGCTTTATTCTGAGAATCAATGTATTTTACCATAGAGTCTATATCGCTGTAATAATCATACTTTGGATACGTGATATTAAAGTGGCCACATCTAACCCACCAACCTATGCAAGAATCGGAGTTACGATATACTAAAACGATTGGGTCTTTCCAAGTTCTTTTTATGTGATCAAGATGATAAGAGAAAAAGTGGCTCTTTATGATCTTTATACCAACATCATTGGTAAATGGTTTATGAAATTTAGCTTCAGCTTCTTCTTTTTCAATTGAGTCTAATATATAGAAGTCACTTCCAAATTCCATTCCTGGATCAAAATAAGATCCGAGGTGCATTAATTGCCGCTTTCCGGAAGCATCATGATAATATCTGCGTTCCATAGAAAAATCGCTTTGATTTATGCTACTACTAAAATAGATATTGCGAACCACTGAACTCCATTTAGATCCTGGTGCGCCAGTTACAAAAATATATTTCATTAGAGGACTATATTTCATTGCGAGCTTTTCTTCATTACAAATAAGATATTATCAGACTCTTCTGTGTATTCTATAAGTTCATAATCATAAATGTTAACAACGTGTTGTATGAAATCTCTATCCCATTTAAAATACTGAATTAGTTCGGAGATTGGAAACGTTTCATCGATTCGTGGTTCATTTTTATTATTAACACGCCAAATCTGTAAGCCTCCAGATTGAGTAAGTTTATCTATAGCTTCAATCTCAGCTAAAATTTTAGGTTTAGGGCCAAAGTTAATAGAGTCTAAAGCTATTAGACAGTCGTATTGACGATCAGGGAAGTTTTCCTGATATTCTATAACATTCATCTTATAGTCTGCACCATCAATGTAGGGATCAATGCTCGTGAAGCGGCAAGCTAAGAATTCATATTTGAAGTGATTGTGCCCACAGCCGACATCTAGAATATTCTTACACCAATTAGTTTCAACTGTGTGCACAATAGAATATTTACTTAAGTCTGGCACGTCTTCAAAATATGTACTAAAGTACTTATCGAGGATGAGTTCATGAACGTCTTTGGAAAACATCCAAAGAATTTCATCATTTGCTTCTTTAATTAGAGAGAAAACGTTTTCCATATTAAACCTTCACATTCACATTCGTAATAACATTTTTACCATCAGAGTTATCGTAATAATATATATCATTCACCGGATCGATCTCTAAAACTTCACATAATTCCATGTTGTTTTTAACTTCAATAGTTTTATTCTTTTTGATAAAATCATATATTCCATCGTTGCAGAGATTAATATATTTCTTAGGATCAATAGACTTATAAGATGGATAAGTTATATTTGGACCACCTATGTGCATCCACCAATCATAACTTATTTCCATAGGCCTATGGCACATTATTATTGGACACTCAGGCCAAGTCTCTGATAAAAAATCTAATTGATATGAGAAGTCATGGCACTTAATAACCTTTATGCCAGAACTATTGAAAGGAAGATTCATCTCCAGTTCAATCTCATCTTTAGTCATCTCGTATAATTTATCGAATCTTTTTCCGAATTGTTGATCTGGACCAAAATATACGCCATGATGAAAGCTTTTTTCTATTTGTTTTTCATCATTTACATATGTAAAAGTACGATCACTCGAGTAATCGCTATTATCTAGACTCGTACTTTTATATATGCTTGATGCAACTCGGCTCCAGGCAGAACCTGGAGCCCCCGTTATGAATATGTACTTATTCACTTATCGCCATTAAAGTTTGCGTTTTGCAACTTTGTGATTCCAAGAGCCAAAGCGCCTGAACCAAAGACAGCAAGACAAGTTCCAAGTACTGCGATGTTTGGACCACCGCCGAAGTTTTGACCATAAACATAAGTTGAGAATCCAACCAAGTAAGCAATCAATACGCCCCAGAACATACCAGCTTCATTAACTAACTTTTCATTCAAAAGACTAAACATCAATGGGAACCACACAGTAGCCCTAAGAATACCAAAGAATAAAAAGATAGTGACTAGAGTCATTCCTGGCCAGTTAGCCAGAGTCAGACCAGCTGCGATTAAGAATAACATACCAACTCTTCCGATATCGATGCTAGCTTGATCGTCGCCGTGTGGTCTAATCATGTTCTTAACGTCGTGTCCAAAGATATTACTGACGCTACTAAGTTGTGAGTCAAGCACAGATACGAGGCCCGCGAACAACATAAACAAATACATGATAGCAGCCCATGCTGGCAATAGGTTACCAACAGTAAGCACGTTAACATAACCAAGTAATTCTTTAGGAACTTCGTAATGCATACCAGCAGCAAGGAAGCCAAGAATACCAGTCATCAATGGTGTTAGAATGAATATGAATGCTCCGCCAACAAATGCTTTAATAACACTGTCTTTCTTTACAGCAAAAGCACGTTGATAGAATGCATTATCACCCCATGGTGCGCCCATATGACCAATAGCAGTAGAAAAGCCAAAGCCCATAAACACGCCTAGAGCAAAGTCCGTGCCAAAGATATCACGACCATTACCAGTGATACCACCAAGGCCAAGATCAACTACACCCCAACCACCCGCGGCACTGACTGCCCAAGGCATTAATACGCCCAAGCCCAATACCAACACAGACAGTTTGAATATTTCGGTTATAACTGATGCTTTTAATCCACCACGCAAAGTATAAGTCAATGCAATAGTTGCTAGAATCAAACTAACAAAGTGATAATCTAATCCAGTCAGAACCTGAACCGATTTAGATCCCGCTAATACGTTAATAGCAAAGCTACAAATAGCGAGACTAAATAGTTCTACCATAAACAATGATTGAACACGTTTACCAAACTTTTCTTTAAGATAACCTGAAATAGTAAAACCATCGGGTTTCTTATCTCTTAATCTCTTAGCAAACCAACTGAAGAATATAAGACTTAGGAAGTTACCAATACAGAACCAGAACAATCCGACTAGTCCATTCATATAAGCTTGCTGTGCAGAGATGAACATTCCAGGCGCCCACATCCAAGCAGCACCAGTACTCATAGCCCCCTGAAGTGCACCTACTTCCCTGCGGGCTACAAAGAAACCCTCTTTACTAGTGGCATAACCTTTAGCAAAAACCCATGTCAATCCAAACACGATAGCAGCGTAGATTCCTAAAACCATAATGCCGGTGTCGGGAGTAAATAATGGGAAAATTTTAGTTAGATCCATTGTTTTTCTCCTTAAAATATTTAAATGCAGCGCGTTGAACCGGAGTTCCTTCCGGCCCAAATCCTTCAGCTATTAACTGATAGAATATTTGTTGTTTAAGTCTCATCTCTTTGATGACTTCAAGATATAAATTATAGTCTTTCATAGGCCATCCAAGTATTCTACACATCCTGGACCATAGGTCAGACGCAAATCCGTCTAAGATATCCCCTATGATTAATCTAGTTAACCTAGAGTCGATTATAGATGATAGTCCATGACTATCGATGTCAATACGTAATCTTTCAGCTAATTGATCATCGTTATCTACACCTAGCATATCATACCAACGATCACGATTCATAGTTGCTTCATTTCGCAAATAACATAATATGTGTTCCTCTGCGCTATCTACATCAATGTAGATTAATCTATCGAAAGGCATCATCCAATTTAGTATAGTCTTGATATTGTCATCTAAGTTTTCTGATGGGTTAGAAGGCCAACCAGCATATACGTTAGTATGCCATGGCTTAGTATTATTGCGAGCTTCTTCAAGTCCCGCCATAAAATCATCTATGCCTTTGACTTTACAGAAACTAGCATAACCGTGACTACTACCATCTGATAATAGTGGATTGTCTATTACATCCGTGCGGTGTTTACTAAACCGTTCTATCATCCAGCTGATAAAACTACCATAAGCCCCCGGTGGATATACTACTATAGTAACCTGATTCATATTTTTACCACTAAATTCTTGCCGGTAACATTGTATACTTCATTAAGTAATTCTTTAGTTCTATCTGTTATATAACCCGTGATTTGAAGCATCGGCCTATCCCACCATCCCATATTAGCGGTGCTGTGTGGCATGTCTTTCCATTCCCAAGTAATGCAGTCGCCAGCTTTCCATTGAGTAAAGTTTGCATTACCAATCTGAAAGATCTGCCCAAGTTCCCAGTCAGCTAACATGACTACAAACCTTCGCATAATGTTTGGATTCTTATCGATGTCAATTTCTTTGAAACTGTTTTCGCGCTCGGGTCGAGCTGCAAAGTTATCTATATGTGTATGAAGCATCTGACCTGTAGTCTGATTATGAAACTTAATCATGGGTTCATCAATTCCAAGATACTCAGCAATCTTTTGAAAGATCTCAATATCTTCAGCAGCTGTTCGATGAAATACTTCTTGTTTTGGATCTGCACCAGCTTTGATTAGATCTTTCTCTTCAACGCTCGCAGAATACAAACCCTCTTCAGCTATCTTTTCATTGAAATTATTTCGACTACTCCAATTGCTTGCTTTTGCTCGAGGCATGCACTTTGAAATAGCGTCAGTGAAGTCGGAATTAAATCTACAGACATACGTATAACTATCGGTGCCTGGAACTGGTGGTTTACTAGGATCAAAATGCCAGCTGCTCTGCTTCTTAGTAAATTCCCAGCGACTATCGCCCCAATCTTGATATTCTGTCATTTTTTTCATCCTCTAAAGAAAAATTCCTTACTAATCTATATATATAACTAGTAGGGAAAAAAATATCTTAAATGGGAATTTTTATTGTGAATCGTAAAATATTTAACTTTGTATTTAAAAATTTAAAAGAGTGCTTTAATCTTCCAAAATACGCGCAAGCTCGTGAAAGCATTAGTGTGAATACTATGGTACTATCGCTTCCATGGACTCCAAAGAAACTTGAGAAGTTTATAGCTTTATTGAATGATACATTCGATGTTGATATTAACATTGATCTATCAGTTTCTATGCTCGTGGCTGACATTGACACCAAGTATAGTTCTAGATTCTGGGGAGGAATATGGCAGCCAAGGACTGAGGTGTATCAATACACTGGATGGAATATCGTAGATAGAATTAATAATTCGAATCCTAAAGCCGTACTTGACGTTGGTTGTGGTTTTAATCAGTTTAAAGCCAGAATCCAGAATCTTATAGGCATCGATGCATTCAATAATTCAGCCGACTTCATGGTTGATATTCTAGACTATAACGTTCCCAATGAATCATACGATCATGTTATTGTTTTTGGCAGTATTAACTTTGGTGAATTTAGCGATATTAACGACAAGTTCAAGAAAGTTGTAGACTTGACTATGCCGGGTGGTACTATCTATGTTAGAGCTAATCCTGGAGAAATTCATAAGAATGGTCAGTGGGTTGATATCTATCCATGGGACTTTGAGACTGCGTATAACATAGCAGTTCTTCATAATTGTAAACTAGAGTCATTTAAGAAAGATAATGGAAATAGACTTTACTTTGAGTTGATTAAAAAATAATGAAACTCATAGTATTATTTGGTCCACAAGGATCTGGCAATCATCTATTCAGTAAAATCTTTAGTATGCATCCGGAAGTTCACGGGTGGAAAGACGCGCTTAAACCCGATGGATATTTTATCCCTCACTATAAAGAGCCATTTAACTATTATTGGAATAACATCGATAAAATAGATTTGAATATCATGGGCGGAAAGAAATACGCCGTGACGAGTATAAGCAATCCTTATATCGAAAAGTGGCTGCCTAAAGTTCCACCAATTTTTGAATTTATTGAAAAGTGTGAAAGTCTTGGAATCGATGTTCAACCTGTAGTTATAGGCAGAGACAAGAACATCTTAACTCATCAACAAACTAGACTTCGAGGTGGACCAACATGGGGAAATATGCCTCAGCTTATTCAATGGATGAAGGTGCCACCATTCTTTGTTAGCCAAGAACTTTTGTACTTATACCGACGTCAGTATATCAGATCGCTTGGTCACTGGCTTGACTTTCCGATGGCGTGGGAAGATCCGCAGATTGACGAGATTCTAAAGCAAGACGCGAATGAAAAATACATTCACGCCGCAGATCCTTGGTGGCTTGACGAACATGTAAAGATCATCCTTACTCCGCCGAATCACCTCACTCCAAGTGCATAATAAACTAATCTATTATCTGTATTTAGTTTAGCATTAGAATCTAATAAATTCTTAAAGTTACATAGTTCAAGAAGGTCTTCAATACACATCACAAAGTGACGACTATTGTGATCATTAACGTGTTGGATATGTTGAAGTGCTAAGATTGGTGAGTCTCCAAATTTTACGTGCTTCAACATATCAAGAGGAACTAAATACTCAAACTCAGACAATATCACGAGATCATAAGAAGAAAAGTCAACGTCTTCAAAGAATATGGTTTTAATAACCGTATTGGCTTTAAAGAATCTTTGAAAGAAGCCTTCAGACATCTCAAACGATGGATGATCAGATACCAGAGTTACAGATGATTGATATTCTTTTTTTAAGAAGTGGGTTAGCGCAATAGGATTGCTACTATTGACTATTGCAACATTCTTTAAACTTTTGAAGTTTTTCCTTATTACGTCCATAGCAATAAAGTTACGGTTACGCATCTTTTCATCATTGTGCATTGCATAGAGTCTATAAACGTACTCTAAACCTCTGCTATCAAGGTGCTTAAAGATCTCGCCATGGATCTTGTCTAAGTCTTTAATGTAGTCTTGCTCAGTCGTACCTG